TATAACTGGTGAAGAAAACGTTCATGGTGGTGCTATATGGGCAAGGATGCCAATAACAGCTTTAGTCGGTGATACAGCATTTGAAGGCTGGCCTGATCCAATGGATGTATACCAAGCACAGCCTTGGGATTGTATGTCTCGCACACATTCTGTGTACAGTTTAAATAGAGCCCAACCCTGTCCATGGCTTGCAAAAATAGATGGTGAATTTTATCCAGCTAAATATTTTTTTACTGTTGATTACACAGATAGCGAGGTAGCAGATGATCCAGCTCAACACAAACAAAGCCATGTGTTAGAGCTACTGGATGCTGGTAAGTGGACAGGCAATATTGTGGCTTTGCCTAATAATCGTGTGAGGGTTACACATCCTGCTTGGTATGTAACAGGTGAGGGTGCTCCTAAGTTTAAACCGTCGCAACACATTCACTATTCAAAATCTGATTTAGACTATACAATGGATGTAAATCGGATCTTTGATAATCTTTATGCAGAAGAGGATGAAGAAAATGGCGAAGATGAAAAAGAAAATGTACGCAAAAGGCGGCATGGTAAAAAAGACCAAGATGGCTAAAGGCGGTATGGTCAAAAAAGATATGAAGAAAATGGCTAAAGGCGGTATGGTCAAAAAAGACATGAAGAAAATGGCTAAAGGCGGTATGGTCAAAAAGCCAATGAAAATGTCAAAAGGTGGTTCTGTAAACAAAAGTAACCCAAAAGTTATCAAAGGTCCTTATAGTTAATGGCTACCTCTGAGTCCACAGATTTTGAACTTGATGTAAGTGATTACATTGAGGAGGCTTTTGAGCGTTGTGGCTTAGAGGTTAGAACAGGTTATGACCTAAAAACGGCTAAACGTTCTATGAATCTGTTGTTTGCTGATTGGGCAAATAGGGGTTTAAATAGGTGGACTATAGAGCAAAGCACTCTTTCTATAACAGCAAGCACTGCTATATATTCTCTTCCTGCTGATACGATTGATATTTTAAGTGCTGTTATTAGAACAGGTTCTGGGACTACACAATCTGACACGCAAATAACTCGTATTAGTAGGGATACTTTTTTAAATATTCCTAGTAAAAATACAGAAGCGCAGCCGAGTCAGTGGTATGTGGATAGGCAAATAACCCCACAAATCCGGTTATGGCCTACCCCTGATAAAGCGTATACGTTGGTATATGACAGGTTAACTCGTATACAAGATGCAGACTCTGCAACCAATACACTGGAAGTCCCTTTTAGGTTTTACCCTTGTTTAGCTGCGGGATTAGCTTACTATCTTGCAATGAAAAGAGCTCCTGATAGGATACAGGTTTTAAAAGCAGTTTATGAAGAAGAGTTTAGCCGTGCAGCGTATGAAGATGTAGACAGAGCTAATCTTAGTCTAGTCCCTAGAAGAGATTACTATGGGTTTGGTTGATGGCATATGCTCTAGGCAAATATTCTTATGGTATCTGCGATAGGTGCGGCTTTCGTTATCCTTACCTAGATTTACGCGAAGAGTGGAATAATTTTAAAGTTTGTCCAGAATGTTATGAGCCTAAAGCTCGTCAATTAGAGCCGACACAAACAGGTGCAGATGCGGAAGCTTTGTTTCAACCTAGGCCAGATGTTCCAGAAATAGATAATATAACTGTTTCTTTTCCTGTTACAAATACAGATACTTTTTCAAAAGGTCTTAATATAGTGGCCTTACAAGGACAAGTAGGAACAGTTACTTTAGGTGGGGATGTTGTAACTCCCGTTACTTCGACGATTACAGGTGTTTCTGGCACAGGTGCAGTAGGGACTGTTACGGCCTCTGGCACAGGCACAAGTATAGCTGCAACCTACACTGTTACAGTGCAGTCATATTTAGGAGCTAATAAATATTATCTTAATAGCTCTTTACAATTAACAGTTAATTTAAGTGAAGGATCAACTTATAGATTTGATCAGTCAGATAGTAGTAACTCTGGGCATCCTTTGCGGTTTTCAACTACATCAAATGGTACGCATGGGGGTGGTTCACAATACACAACTGGTGTGACTACAAACGGCACTCCTGGATCCTCTGGAGCATATACTCAAATAACAGTAGCTTCTGGAGCTCCGACGTTGTATTACTATTGTACGAACCATAGTGGTATGGGTGGACAGGCGAACACACCATGAGTTTTACATATACAGAATTAAAAACAGCTATTAAAGATTATACAGAGAACCAAGAAACCTCTTTTGTAGCCCATTTATCTGACTTTATTAAAGCTGCTGAACAAAGAATTTTTACTACTGTTGATTTAGAATTTTTTCGTAAAAATGCCACGGGGTCTTTGACTTCAGGCAATCAATTTTTACAAATGCCTACAGATTTTTTAGCAGCTTTTAGTTTAGATATTACAAGTAGTAGTTCTAAAATTTTTCTTCAACAAAAAGACGTTAATTTTTTGCAAGAGTTTAACCCAGATTCCAGCACAGGTATTCCAAAATATTATGCTATATATGATTATCAAAATTTTATATTAGCTCCTGTCCCAAATGCAAACTTCAGCTCTGAGTTACATTATTATTATAGACCGACCAGTTTAACGGCTAGTGAATTTGTGCTTACTGTTAGCAGTGTAAGTGGCACGTTTCAAGCATCGGAGACAATAACTGGAGGAACAAGTGGGGCTAATACCACGATATCTTCCATAACGTCTTCTACAGTATTTACTGTTGTAATACCTAGCACTGATTTTACTGTAGGTGAAACAGTTACAGGAGCAACAAGCGGAGCTACTGGAACTGTTGTTTCTACAAGTGCTGATACTACCCTTACTTATCTGAGTGAAAACGCACCTAACACTATGTTGTATGGAAGTCTTGTTGAAGCCTATACATTTATGAAAGGCGAAAAAGACATGATGGATTTATACAATGGTAGGTTTATAGAATCGTTAGGCAGAATAAAAGATCTGGCAGAAGCCCGAGAAAACACAGATGCTTACAGAACAGGACTACCAAGTCGGGCAAGAACATGAAAATAGCTATAGTTGGTTTAGGTGGCAGTTATGCTGACTATATTTCTGCTAGAATAGCTTCACAAGAATTTGATGAAGTATGGGGTATTAATTGTATAGGTGGTGTCATACACGTTGATAAGACGTTTATGATGGATCCTGTATCTAGGTTTTTAGATACAGAAAATGCTGGCACACAAACTGGCATAGCTAGAAAATTTTTAAAAGAAAACAAAAACCCCATATATACTTGTGAGTTAGATAAAAGGGTTAAAGAGCTACAACTTTTTCCACTTAAAGAAGTGGCGACAGAATTAGGGTACTGTTATTTTAATAATACTGTCGCTTATGCTATTGCTTACGCTATATGGACAAAAGCCACTTGTATTTGTTTGTATGGTTTAGATTATACTTATAAAAATGTAAGTATGGCTGAGTCTGGTAGAGCTTGTGTAGAGTTTTGGTGTGCTATCGCGGTAAGCCGAGGTATCAAATTAGAAGTAGCCCATAGGTCTAGTTTATTAGATACAAATGTTCCTGATAATGAAAAACTCTATGGCTATCATAGATTAAAAGATCCACTTGTTCAAACAGTACAAGAGGGTGGTTTAATGATAGTAAAACAATCTGAGTTTGAACCGCCTGAGCCTGTGGAAAATAATCCTATTTTGTTTGGGAGGCATGATAATGTTTGATTTAAGTGTGGCTACAGTTGGCACAGCTAGTGTGATGACTTCAGAAAAAGGAGGGTTATCTAACGATCAAATAGCAGAAATGCTGACTAATAAATTAATTTATGTTTCGGATGATGCTCCAGAACCAATACGTTTACAAGCAGAGGCTTTTAAAGAAAAAGTTAGAAATTTAGCCCAATACTATATTGAGTTGGCGAGAAAAGAAGAACGTGCTACTATTTGTGCGAAAGTTCGTGACGCTGGACAAGAACAGTTAGCTCAAGCTATTGGGAGAATATAATGGCAATCGCACAAGCAATGTGTACCGCATTTAAACAAGAGTTGATGTTAGGTACTCACAATTTCGCTACAAATGGCAATGCTTTTAAATTAGCTTTGTATGCAGAAGGTAGTGGTGGCAAATCAAGCACAACAGCAACATTAGGGGCTGCTACAACAGCTTTTACTACTACAGGTGAAGTTGCTTCTAGTGGAACATATGCCACAGGTGGTGGAACACTTACAAAAGTTGCTCCAACAACATCAGGAACTACAGCATTTACTGATTTTGCTGACCTTAGTTTTACTACAGCAACTATCACGGCAATGGGAGCTTTGATCTATAATAGCACTAATAGTAATAAAGCTGTCGCAGTTTTGGATTTTAGTTCAAATAAAACATCCACTTCTGGTACTTTTACTATCCAGTTCCCAACAGCAGATGCCAGTAACGCTATTATCCGCATAGCATAGTGAGCTAACTATGTCAAATGTAACAGGTTGGGGTCGAGGCACTTGGGGTCAAGGAGCTTGGAATCAAGCCATACCTGTTACTGTCACGGGCGTAGCTGCAACCACTGCGGTTGGTAATGTAATTGTCATACCCTCCATCGCTGGCGTTGCCACAGGTGTTGTTGCTTCAGGTCTTATAAATTCTGTTACCGTCACAGGCACAGGCCTCATATCACCAACAGGTGTTGTTGGTACAAGTGCTGTAGGTGATGAAACAACTAATTGTTCTGCAAATGTAGCTGGTGTTGGTGTTACCGCTACTGTCAGTTTTGGTGATGAGTCTGTTGCGGCTGGTGCAAAAGCCACTGTTACAGGCAATGTCGGGACTGGTGCATTAGGAACAACTTCACAAACAGGTGCTTCTACCTTATCTTTAACAGGCACGTCTGGCACAGCTACTCTGGGAACTGGGTATGTTCAAAATACATTGTATTCGTTCACAGGGGTTGCAGGAACAGGAAATGTTGGTATAGTTCTAGTCTACACAGCTATCGTTCCTAGCCAAACTCCTAATTGGACAGCGGTCACAGTAACGACAACTGCCTGGACGGATACTACCCCGTCGCAGACTCCAAATTGGGAAGAGATAGCGGCTTAGGAGTAACAGATGGCGAGTTCTTTTAGTACAAATTTGGGAATAGAAAAACCAGCTACAGGTGAATTATCTGGTAGTTGGGGTGATGTTACCAATTTTAATTTTGATATATTTGACAGGATTTTGGGTGCATCAGACTTAACTGCCTCAAACCTCACAACCACCCTTACAATAAGAGCGGCTTCTCCCACCTCTGGACAAAGTAACGTGCAGACTGGAATGTTCGCGGTTATCAATCTCAAAGATAGCGGTTCTGATCTAGG